GACAAATAAACAGTATATTCAAAAAATTCTGTGCGGAGAGCGCAGCGGGAAGAAATACATTGAGAAAATATCAAAAATTCTTGATATAAACATAGCGGCATAGGGGGGCGGATGAATGGCTGAAGAATATGTCACGCTGAGCGAAGCCTCTGAACTGGAGGGTGTCAAGTATAAGACAATTGCACAGAGGATATCACGAAATCAGGAGTCTTTTGTCACCAGGACAGAAAAGCCAGAAAACGGTGGAAAGGATACGATCCTTGTGGCGGTATCTTCTCTCTCCAAACAGGCAAGGAATGCATGGAAGGAGAGGGAAAAGCTGAAATCTCTGACGGAAGCATCTCCCGGGGAAACAGTGCAGGAGGCAAGGCCGGGTGTGCCGTGGTATTTGGATGTGGATATAGACTGGTACATTGAAAATTATAAGAAAAGCTATTATGAGGCGATGGAACTTGGAAACGTGGTCAGGGAGTTCCTCCAATATAACGAAAGTGACCTCACACGGTTTGCTGAAGAGTTCGCACAGCAACATCTCGGGAAAGGCCAGAGAACGCTCTACCGCTACAAAAAGGCATACCTTGAGGCATCCGCCTGGGCAGACAAGCTCCGAAAGGAGACTGGGGCAAGCTTTGAGTTTTTCAAAGTGTTATGCCTTTGCAGGAAACCGAAAGAGACAGGCACTTTCCCAAGCATCAGGCCTGAAATGAAACAGGCTATCAAAAATATATGGTTCAATGAAAGCTTTGCCCAGAACATGGGTACCCGTGAAATGCTTTATGAAAAGCTGGCTGCCGTTGCAAACATCAACCACTGGAAGAAGATACCGTCATACCAGACGGTCACAAGGTACATAACCTACCTGATGGAGGATGAGCGTATGCGGAACGCTTACCACATGGCAAGCAAAGGCATGAGGGATTACAAAAACAAGGTGATGGTAAAGGGAAGCCGGGATACCAAAGGGCTGAAAGTGATGCAGATCGTCATGGGCGATGAGCACACTTTCGATTGCTGGGTGAGCTACAAACAGCCGAATGGCAAGGTGGTGGCGATCAAGCCCAAACTGGCGGCATGGGTTGACATGAGGAGCAGGACCATCATGGGAGATGTGCTTTGCAAGGATGCCAACTCCGACATTTTAAAGCAGAGCCTGCTCAAGATGATATATTCAGAGCCGGGAGGTGTGCCAGAATATCTGTATATTGACAATGGTAAAGATTATACAGCAAAGACCATGACCGGCAGGGAGAGAAATGACAGGGGCGGCATGGAGTTTGATGATGAGGCGAAGGGATTTTATAAGAGCATCGGCATCAAAGACGACCACAGGGCCCTGCCTTATGAGCCATGGAGCAAGGCACAGATCGAACGGTTTTTCAAAACGGTATGTAATAAATTCACAAGGTGGATGACTTCCTATACAGGCACGCTGACAGGTTCAAAAACATCCGATAAGGTACCGAAAGATATAGAAAAAATGTTCGAATGCGGTGAGCTGCTGACAATAGAGGAGTTCTATGAGAAATGGCACGATTGGCTGACAGACATATATATGCATGAAGAGCATGGCGGCCTTAAAAAGATGAAGGAGGACCATAAGAACCCATATGACTGCTTCATGAATGAAGAAAGGTACCATCAGGCGGCACCGCCCAAGTCTTACGCAACCATGCTGATGATGAAGAGTGAAAGCGTACTTGTCCGTAACATTGGCATCACAAGATGGGGATATGAATACCGCTCTGACGAACTTTGTGATTATATCGGACAGAAGGTTGACATCAAGTATGATCCGGATGACATGGCAGTACTTTACGTATTTAACAAGAAGGGCAAGCGCATCTGTGAAGCATACAGTCAGGAACTCCTTCAGGTGGCCCCAAAGGTTACGCAAAAGGCTCTTGAGGAACATATCAAGATGCAGAAGCGTCAACAAAAACGTGACAGGGAAAGACTTGAGGAAGCAAGGATACCGTTTGAGGAAATTAACGAGCAGTACATAGGCTTCAATGATACCACGGGAGGCATTGAGCTGATGGTGGGAGTGAAGAACAAAGGAAAAGCAGCGAAGGTGATTGCGCTTCCTGCAGACCGTACTTATCAGCAGGGATTCCGGGCAGAGAAGAGAGAAAACACAGAGTCCGAAAGCGAGTATATGAACAAGCAGGCAGAGGCAGCATTAAAGAAGCTCAGGGCTATGGGAGGGTGAGATGACGTTAGCACAGTTTATAATATTAGTTCTGGTATTGGCAGTCATAGGTTTGGGAACGATAGCAACCCTTATAGTACTTGCTGTCCTCCGGATTGTGGAGCATTTTAAAGGTTGATTTTTTAAGAAAGGAAAGGTTGGACAGGATGGAAGCATTAAATACTTACACGGCAGAGAAAACGCTTGCAGAGAAAATGAACGGGAGGCTGGCAGAGCTCAGGCTCTCCAAGGCGGAGGCTGCACTCCGAATGAATTACTCAAGGCCAGCATTGAGCCAGTACCTGAATGGCAAATATGCATCTGACCCGACAGAACTTGAAAAGAAGATTGCCTGGTTCCTCCATGAGACGGAGCCCGACAGAATAGGAAGCCGGCCGGATGACCAGAACATTGTAGGGAGCATCACCCCTCCGGAAGGATGGAGCCCACAGCCAAGGCTCAAGTCAAAGGTGGAGTTCTTTGAAAGCAGGGATTTTGTGCAGGCCATCGGCGTTTGCCAGGCATGTCAGGAAAATATGGGGATTGGGATTATCGTAGGCCGTTCCGGCTATGGAAAGACGCATGCACTCAGGAAGTATGCAAAGCTTCCACGTGTTGTCTACATAGAGGGAAATGAAACGATGAACTGCAAGGACATTGTCCGCAGGATCGAAAATAAAACAGGCATCCCAAGGAGTTATGGCAGCATTGACGAACGCATGGAGAGGATCGTGGATTTTTTCAATATCAACCAGGGTTATCTGCTTATCATGGATGAGGCGGACAAGCTGATCAACAAATATACACAGAAAAAGATCGAACTGCTCCGTAACATTTCTGACAGTGCAGATCTTGGAATTGTCATAGCGGGGGAACCGGCTTTGGAAACACTTTTGAAGAGTTACGATGCCCGTTTTGCTAACAGGATGGATTTTTATTACAAGCTGAAAGGGCTCAGCAGGCAGGAAGTGACGGATTACCTCGAAGGATATGAAGTGGAGGAATCTGCCCTCGCAGAATTCATGAGTCGGGCAAACAATTCCCAGAGCGGATGTTTTCGGCTGCTGGACCGGACACTCAGCAATGTGCTCCGCATCCTGAAGGAAAGAGGGGAGACTAGGGTAACCATGAAGATTGTGAGTGAAGCATCCAATATGATGATGCTGTAAAGAGGGGGATGGGCTGTGAAAAGAATTGAAATTATAATAGCGGGAGAAAATGAGGCGGAAGCTGCCGGATACATCATGGATACGGTCACAAAGCTTATGATGGGGTGCAAAAATACGGAGGCATCCATGCGGATGCAGACGCTGATGGATGAGAATACGGACGGCATACGGATTCCGGAGTTCTTGCGTGCCGCAGCGAAAAGACGTTTGTGGCCAGAGAGGAGGGGATGATATGGCATCACAGCCAACACTAAGAACGATTTGGGGCATTGCTAAAAGCCCGGAGCTGAAGCTATCAGATGAGGAACTCCACCTTGTAGTGCAGGCTCACACAGGGAAAGACAGTCTGAAAAACCTGAACAAGCGTGAGCTTGGCACAGTAGTCCGTGTGCTTAGCGGCATGAAGGACTCAAGCAAGAAGTCGGAACGTGCTGCCACAAAAGGCTCCGGGAATCCTGCTACAGAGAATCAGCGTAAGAAGATATGGAAGCTGACACAGGAACTTGGATGGGATAAGCCTGCAAGAGTGAATGGGCTTAGCCAGAAGATGTTCAAAGTCAGCAGGGTGGAATGGCTCAATTACCAGCAGTGTTCCAAGCTTATTGAGGCATTGAAAAAGATACTGGAGAGGGGAGTGACATTATGAGTACATTGCAATTATGCATTATTTGCATCACAGTTATAGTATGTTTTGCAATTAAATACCAGAAATAGATTTTAGGCATCAATCTGGGCAGATGCCAAAGGTGAAAGGAGATGCTGCATATGGCAAAGGCTAAAAGGATGACGAATGCCCAAAAGAAATATAATGCAGACTTTAAGAAGCGGATGCAGGCGGAGGGCATCCTCCCACCGGACAAACCAAGGCTAAACCGCAAAAAGTTCGTGGAGGGGGCAAGGCAGGAATGGAACGGCAGGGATGGAGATTGTTATGCATGGGACTACTTTCTTTCAAAGGGGATTAGCATCATGCTTGGGCACACCGACAAAGGGCGGAGCGTTCATCCGGAGGCGGTAGGGGTTGCCAAAGCCCTGAAGCTTGCAATCCGGCTGAAACAGTTCTCTGACAGACTGAAAAGTGAGGGCAGGTCGACGTACGCACTTAAAGAGCAATATGAATTCATCAAAGACATCATAGACGCATAAGGAGGTGCGGAGAAATGAAGGTAATCAGATATATATGTGACTGCTGCGGTAAGGAGATCGGGGAAGAGGGCGTCCGGGC